CAAAATATTCATTTGAAGACCTCACCTATGACGATCTTGTGAATGTAGTCAGAGCGATTCCAACGAAATACAAAAAAGGAAAAAACGTTTCTTGGTTCATGAATCAAGATATTCTCGCTATCATAGACAAATTGAAAGACACAAATGGTGATCCATTGTTGAGATATTCAAGAACTATGGAAAGTGGGCTTCTTGAAAATATGCTTCTTGGTTATCCTGTCCATGAAACTGATGTTATGCCAAACATAACTGACGACGCGGACAATACACCATTCATTCTTTTCGGTGATTTGAAATACTGGGCTTTTGGTGACAGAAGACAACTCACATTCGCTTCTTGATACCTATCAGGAAACTGGGAAAAATGAATACAATCTTTGAAAGCAACTGAAAGAATCGCTTGAAAAGTGATCTTCGCAGACGCATTCGCAGTTTTGAAGACAGATGAAGACGAAACATAGAAACTATTCGTCATATAGCAAGGGCGGTTCGACCGCCTTTGCAATTATGTCGACTGGCTACTTTTTAACTTTTGAACTACACAACCATGTCAAAGAAAAAAAAGAACAACAAGGACAATTTTTCTTCAGTGAAAGCGAATAAAGCTGAAATTGAAGCAAAAAAGAAAGCTGAAGAAGAAGCGAAAGCAAAAGAAAATGACGAAAATAATGATGAAGATGAAAACGAAGACGAGTCAAGAAACGAACAAACTGAAGAAGAAAACAATAATTATGAATCTGAAGGCGATGAAGCTGAAGAAGAAGCGAAAGAGAAAATACCGAAGTGACGTGTGCCTGTTGTAGTTATACAACAAAGGTGATCATTTCAAAAATGAAAGAAACTTCTTCTTTCACAAAAAGTTTTCAAAGCATACAAGAATTGTGTGAAGAAGATATCAATGAAAGAGTTCAACAAAAAAGATGACAAAAGTAAGGTGATGAAGAAGTAGTGTTCTTTATTGATAACGAATATTTCATGAAAACGTCAGTGAAAAAACGAAAAGTGATCATAAAATATTCGATCTTCTTTGTTATGCTGATGTTTTTATTTTTATAAATACCGACTATATGTCGAATATTAACAAGGCGATTGTATACGTCAAATGACAACTTTCAATCACTGGATCTTCACAAGATACACAACTGAGGGAAATTGTGAAAACTTGTGTGAATAAGATCAAGCTATTGACTAGAATTGATCTATTGAATAGCGATTCAGAAAAGGTTGAAATACACAATGGAGCGTGACAAAAGACAATCTTTTTGAAGAACGCACCGATCGACACACTGACAACAGTTGAAGAAAATCACTGATCACAAGCAACGCCTGATCGGGTTGAACTTGATCGTGATAATTTTTCACGAAGCAAGAAGTCTGTGATCATAGATTCATGATATAGAAGGGGCTATGAAAATATAAAGATCACAACTGCGATGTTGTTCACTGATTTTGACGCTATACCCGAAGAATACAGTGACTTGAAATATGCACTATCATTGATGACGTGAAACTTCATGAAGATCAAAGACATGTCATGATTGAAAAGTGAATCAGTAAGTTGAACTTCACTGACGTTTGATAAAAATATCATAAGTGAAGACGTCATGTCTTTACTATCAGATCACCGTCATTTTGCTATATAAACAAATGAACTATGGGCTTTTTGCTAGATCAAGACACCGCTATTCACAAAAGATTGACAACGTCTGTTGACGCCTGACATTCAAAGTCAGTATATGAAGCGACATGAAACGAATATGTTTGATACTTGACGCCGATGTGAACAAATAATCAATCTGTTTGAATCGATAGATTTTGACAAGCCCGAAAGTTCGAAACGAACCAACCTTGTGATGTGATTGAATCAGACATTCTTGTGATTGATAATGTTGAATATCAAGTGAAGTCATTTGCACCCGTGAAATGAATCACGATCAAGCGTGTTCGTGTTATTTTAACATTACCAAAAAATTGATAATGGTTGTTGATGTGAAAGCAAACGTTGAATGATTGAAAGAATTTCAAAAGAAGTTCTGAAATATGCCTATCAAAAAAACATTTGAATCAGCAATCAAAAAAATCATAATAATGCTAGAGGGTGAATCTATCAAAGAAGCACCTGTCGATCGTTGACAGCTACGTTCAAGTTTTGTAACAAAGTTTTCTTCTTTGAAGTGAGTGCTTTCGAATCAACAAAAGTATGCAATATTTGTTCACGAATGAACAAGACCGCATTCAGCACCATTTCAACCGATACAAGATCGAGCAAGAAACAAATGAATTCCGCGATTCCCTGTTCGGTTGAGTATCAAAAGAAAATGAACAAAGGCGAACCCGTTCATGCAAAGGGCGATTGATACAGTAGATCCAAAGATCGACAAAATATTCAGTGATGAAATAGATTCACTTTTTAGAAAATACAACCTGAAATAATGAGCGTCACAACTGTCAGATCAACAATCAAAACCTATCTTGACACGATCACTTGATCTTGACAGATTTTCGCATACGCCTTCAACTATTTCACAGAAAAGGCGAATTGATACCCGTATGTCATGTTTGAACCGTCAAATGATTTTCTTCAATCAGAATTCGAAGATACGTGATATAATTCAAGAAGATTCAGCTTTGATGTTGTGATTGTGCAAGAGATGACAAACACTGAAAGACAACAAGCCCTCGACATAATAGTGAAAGGATTTGAAGCAGTGATCAATCTATTTGATGACGATCGAACGCTTGGCGGTGTTGTCAAAATGGTCGACGCTGTTCAATGATGACTGAATGAAGGTGACCTTTGAGAGTGACCTTGTTTTTTTGCTACAATGAAGATTGAATGCTTGCTTTTACATGATATAAATTCATAATATGACAAAGACAAACAATGACTTCAGATTCTACCCGAGAAAAAGACTTGCAAAATTACTTGAAAAAGTGACAACAAAGGAGAGTGAAAAGGATCAAGACAAAAAAGAAGCCTTTATTTCAAAGAAAAAGAAAAAATGAACATTTTCAAAAAAACAATCCAAAAAGTAGGCTGAATGTTCAAAGGTTGAAAGTCAAAGTCTATAATGGGCGAAGATACTTGAAACCGATTCAACCTGTTCGGCGAAAATACAAGTCGTGATCTTAGAAACCTTTCAAGGTCTGAATATTTGAAATTTTACACATGACGGGCTTTTGTTGCAATTTGAACAATAGCTGAAGAAATGTGATGACTACAAAGACAAGTCGTTGACAAGAATTGAAAGAAGGTTGATCATGAGCATGAATCATTGATCGATTTTGATCTTCTTGTGAATATATGTTCATATATGGATCTATCAGGATCTTGTTATGTTCGAAAAAACAAAGTGTGATCAAAAATCAAAGAATTGATTGTCTTGCGTCCTGATCGTGTGACGGTGAAGCGAGATCGTACATATACAAAAGTTCTTTGATATGAATATCATAGTTGATCGAATTCAGTTCCGAAGAATATCCCTGTTGAAGACGTCATGTCATTCACAAACTTTTCACCATATCACGCCTACCCGAACAACTATGTTTGAATGCCTACCGTTCAAGCTATAGCAACAACAATAGACAGTGACTATCAAGCAAGCAAGCGACAACGAAAATATTATTACAACAACGCAAACGTTGACGCCGTACTTGAAAGCGAACAAGATATAGATGAAGACGTGATCAATAATATAACAGAAGCACGGGAGCAAAAATATAGGTGAACCGATAATGCACACAAAATCGGAGTTCTGACATGATGACTGAAATATAAACCAATTTCAGCAAGTCAAAAGGAAATGGACTTCGTAGAATCAAGAAGATTCAATCGTGATGAAATATTATGATTCTTCAAAGTTCCGAAAGCTATCTTGTGACTTGGTGAATGATGAACAGCATTGAACGTCAGATCTTTTGATACTATATTTTCAAAAAGAACAATACTTCCGAGATCAAGAAATATTGAACAAATACTGAATCAACACCTTTTCGGCGATGAATACAGTTTTCAATTCGTGAATATCATTCCTGCTGATCTTGAATGAACACGCAATGACTATGTTGTGAACTGAATCACATTGAACGAATTCAGGGCGTCAAGAGGATTGAAGCCGTTCAAAAATGGTGACAAACTTCGTTCGCAGATCATGTTCAGTCTTGATTGAAATTGAAGTGATGTTTCAGAACCTGAAGATGAAGTTGAAGTGATCGAAGAATCTGTATTGTGAAAATTCAGAAAAGAAGACGAACAGATCATGAAGACGATCAGCAACGCTGTGAACAAAAGTGTGAATCAAATCACACCATGAACCGAAGAATATCGAGAAAAACAACGAGAAGAAAAGATTGTCAGAAACAATCGCTTTGAAGATAGATACAACGAAAAGCTTCAAATAATATTCGAAAATCAAGAAAAAGAGATATTGAAAGAATTCAAGAAACGATATAAAGAAAAAAACAAAACAAGCAAGAAAGCAAAATTGCCCGTGTTGTCTATAGCAAAACGAACGTCAATATATTATGACTTATTGAAAGACACACAACTTGCACTTGTTGAAACAGAAGCGAATCAAGCACTCGTTCAAGTAAGTGCAACAGAACGCTTTAAAGTCAGTGATTCTATTCAAGACAAATTGAAGAAGAACATTGAAAAATTCGCATGATCAGTTGATCTTGTCACAAATGAAAAGATTGAAAAGATATTGTCGAATGTGATCGATGAATGAAAGACTGTTCAAGAATGAGTTGAAGACCTTCAATCAACATTCACACAACTGAAGACGTCAAGAGCAAAAACAATAGTCAGAACAGAAACAATCAGAGCATGAAACGAAGCGTCTGAATTGTGACGAAAACAATCAGGAGTTGTTGAAAAGAAACAATGGTTCACAGCACTTGACGAAAGAGTATGTGAATTTTGTTGACCTATGCACTGAAAGGTTGTGTCACTTGAATGAAAATTCTTTGATAAATGAGAGGTTATCGAAGGTGTGACTGCTGATTGAAACACTGTGACTATGAACACAGACTATTGACCGATACAGCACCCACCATTGCACCCGAACTGTCGCTGTTCAATCGTGCCTGTTTTATAATTATAATATATAGTATCATGGAGAAAACATTCAAAGAAACAAAGTTCACATTCAAAGAAAAGCCGAACATGAGAGATTTTTCGAAGATCAGTGAAACGTCAAAAGAAATGCAAACTTGATCGATCAATGAATTCGACATGATGTTCAAAATATTCCCGATCTTGTGTGAATCTATCGAAAAGGATTGAAAAAAGATTGTTGAATTCGAACAAAAAAGAAAATACATTGAAGAACTGACTGATCTTGAAGAATTCACTGAAATCACCGAAGTGATAGCAAAGATCATGATCGATCTTCAGCAAAAAAAAAATGGGAAGAAGAACTTAGATATAAAATCAGCAAGTCAGAAGCAAGCTGATCAATAGAACTTGACGAAGACATGAAAGCAATGATCGTCATTGAAAAATTACACTGGACGTATGAACAATATATGAACACACCCGCTGAATTCATTGAAAAGATAATGACAAAACGAGATGAAGAAGGAAGGATTCAAGCGAAAAGATCAAAACAAAATCAATAGTCTTTTATTTGCAACAGCTATCAAATGCCAAAGAAACTTGAAGTCATAGTCACCGCAGACGACAAGACGTCGAAAGCTTTTGATAGTGCATGAAAGAACTCTTGAAAGCTTGCCGATAAGATCAAACAGAATATGTGAAAGATAAGACTTGCTTCATGAATAGCACTCGCTTGATTCGGTGCAATATGAAAAAGTCTTCTTGATAGATGAAAAGATCTTGAACTTATGGACAAAAAAGCGACTGTTGTTCTTTGAAATTTTAGAAAAGAAGTTGAAGAAACAGCAAGGGTTGTCGCGAATAGAATGTGAATGACAAGTTTTGAATTTGTTTCAGCGACAGCGAAAATTTCTGATCTTCTTGTGCCGATGTGATTCGCTAGAGAACAAGCTGTCTGAATGTCTTCAGATCTTGTCGAATTGTCTGGTGCATTAGCTGAACGATCTGATTGACAATACAACGCTTCTGAAACTTCTGAAATACTTGCAAAAGCAATTCTCGGTGAAACAGAACAAATGAAAGCACTTTGAATCAAGATTGATCAAACA